CAGAAGAACAACACGATCAAATGTCAAAGTTTGATGATTACTTAAAGGAGTTAATGTCACGTGCCAGCGGTAACTAGAATAGGTGATGCAGATGTGGCTCATTGTTCAGGAATGACAAGAGCTGAGGGTTCAAGTAACGTATTTGTAAATGGTATTGGTGTGTCACGTCAAGGAGATAACAATACAGGTCATTTATTACCACCTGTGCCTTGTCCATCTCATTCAGCACCTATAGCTGTAGGTTCAACTACTGTTTTTATTAACGGCAAAGGTTGTGGTAGAGTTGGTGACGCTATATCAGGTTGCACTAGTGTGGCTGAAGGTTCTTCAAATGTTTTCGCTGGATAGTGTATAAATATTACCACTATGGCAAGTTATGACGCTTCAAGCACAAATAAGAGTAAAAGAAGTAATAAAGTCTATAAAGATTTAGATTTAAATTTTACTAGAAATCCAGTTACAAATGATGTAACTAAAATTGAAGATGTTGACGCTGTAAAACGAAGTGTACGAAATTTAGTACAAACAAACTTTTATGAGAGGCCTTTTCATCCAGAATTAGGTTGTGGTATTAGAGAATTGCTTTTTGAAAACTATACACCAATCATTGGTATATTTTTAAAAAGAAAAATAGCTGAGGTCATTAATAGATATGAGCCAAGAGTATCTTTACAAGATATTTCTTTAGATGATGATCCAGACAGAAATAGATTAAAACTTTCTATTTACTTTTATGTTCAGAATGTATCTGATCCTGTGGTAGTAGAAACATTTTTACAAAGGTTAAGATAAAATGGCAAGTAATAAACTAACAGTATCAGATTTAGATTTTGATTCTATAAAAACAAATCTAAAAACATTTTTACAATCACAAGCAGAATTTCAGGACTATAATTTTGAAGGTTCAGGTTTTTCAATTCTTTTAGATTTACTTGCTTACAATACTCACTACCTAGGTTTCAATGCCAATATGTTGGCAAACGAAATGTATTTAGATAGTGCTGATATAAGAAAAAATATCATATCATTAGCAAAGATGTTAGGTTATACTCCTACATCAGCAAAAGCTCCTTCAGCTTCAATTGATATTTTACTTAACAATGCTTCAGGCGCTTCTGTAACAATGGCCAAAGGAACGGTATTTACTTCTTCAATTGATGGCACTTCATATCAGTTTGTAACAAATGCTGCTCATACAATTACACCAAGTTCAGGTGTTTATAGATTTTCAAGCATACCAGTTTACGAAGGTACTTTAACTACTTTTAAATATACAGTTAACACATCCGATCCTGACCAAAGATTTATTATTCCAAGTGCTAATGCGGACACTTCAACTTTAAAAGTTCAAGTTCAAAATTCTTCAGGTGATACTACTACATCAACATATACTCTAGCTACAGGTATTACAAGTTTAGATTCAACAAGTAGAGTTTATTTTTTACAAGAAGTTGAAGATGGTAAATTTGAAGTTTACTTTGGCGATGGTGTTATTGGTAAATCATTATCAGATGGTAACATTGTAATTTTAGAATATGTTGTTACAAATAAAACAGAAGCTAATGGTGCTTCTACTTTTGCTTTATCAGGTTCTATTGAAACTTTTTCAGATGTTTCAATAACTACAGTTTCAAATGCTCAAGGTGGTTCTGAGCCACAATCAAAAGAGTCAATTAGATATAATGCTCCATTACAATATTCAGCACAAGATAGAGCAGTTACTACAAGTGATTATGAAACAAAAGTATTAGAGTTATATCCAAACGCACAATCAGTTTCAGCGTGGGGTGGTGAAGATGATGAAACACCAGTTTATGGTGTTGTAAAAATTGCTGTTAAGGCCGCTTCAGGTTCTACACTTACAGACACAACAAAACAATCAATTATTACTCAATTAAAAAGATTTAATGTAGCTTCTGTAAGACCAGAGATTGTTGATCCAGAAACAACTTCAATTATTTTAACATCAACTGTAAAGTATGATGAAAAGTCAACAACAAAAACTGCTGATACTTTAAAATCAGAAATTACAACTGCCATTTCAAACTACAATACAGATACACTTCAAAAATTTGATGGTGTGTTTAGACATTCAAAAGTAATAGGATTAATTGATGATACTGACACAAGTATTTTATCAAATGTTACAAGTTTATTAGTTAGAAAAACTTTTACACCAACTTTAAGTGCTTCAACAAGATATGATTTATATTTTAGAAATGGTATTTTTAATCCACACTCTGGCCATAAATCAGAAACAGGTGGTGTAATTACTACGTCAGGTTTTAAAGTAACAGGTGATACTTCAAATGTTTATTACCTTGATGATGACGGCTCAGGAAATATAAGAAGATATTACTTTGTGGGTTCAGTTAGAACATATGTAAACAATACACAAGGTACTGTTGACTATACTACAGGTCAAATTACAATTAATTCTTTAGATATAGCTTCAATAGAAAATATTAGAGGTTCTGCTTCGTCTGTAATAGAGGTTACAGTTGAGCCTGCTTCTTATGATATTGTTCCTGTAAGAGATCAGATTTTAGATATTGATACAGCAAATTCAACAATCACAGTAGAGGCAGATACCTTTGTTGGTGGTTCTGCTGACGCTGGTGTAGGTTACACAACAACATCTAATTACTAATGGCCACATTTAAAGATAAAATATCCCAACTGATTAATAGTCAGGCTCCAGAGTTTGTTGTTGAACAACATCCTAAATTTTTAGAGTTTGTTAAAACGTATTATACGTTTATGGAATCTGCCGAGTTAGATGTAACTTCGGTACAAACAACAGACGGTATTCAATTAGAAACAGAAACAGCACAAAATAATGAATTAATATTAGATGGTTCTCGTATTGATTCTGATAGAACACAATTAGACGCTGGCGATAAAATACTTTTAGAAAGTTCAGCCTTTGGTAAATTTACAAGAGGTGAAACTATTACAGGCCAAACTTCAGGTGCTACAACTACAGTTCTTTCTGAAGATTTAGATAATGGTCGTTTGTTTATATCAGCACAAGATAAATTTGTAATTGGTGAAACCGTTTTAGGAGCTTCTTCAAATGCTAGTGCTGTAGTAAATAATTATAGACCTAATCCTGTTACAAACATACAAGAATTATTAAACTTTAGAGATCCTGATAAAGTTATTTCAAACTTTTTAACAAAATTTAGAAATGAGTTTTTAAATTCATTACCAGAAAATTTAAACACTAGCGTAAATAAAAGAAACTTAATTAAAAATGTAAAATCACTTTACAGAGCAAAAGGTACAAATAGGGGCCACGAATTATTTTTTAAATTATTATTTAATGAAGATTCTGAAACAATTTATCCTAGAGAAAATATTTTAAGAACATCTGACGGTAAATGGGATACTCAATTAATAATGAGAGCCATACAATCTAGTGCTCAAAAATTAACAGGTCAAACAGCAGATTTAATAGGAAGAACAATCACAGGTGAAACATCTGGTGCTACAGCTATTGTTGAAAATGAGTTTAAATTTCAAATAGGAACAAATTTAGTTACCGAATTTATTTTAAATGAAGATACTATATCTGGTACTTTTCAAACAGGTGAAGTTGTAAGAGGTACTGCTAATGATGATGCAGATGTTTTTATTAAGGCTACTATAACAGGTATTCCTAACTCCACATCAATTACAAATGATGGTTCTTTATATAATGAGGGAGAAACTGTTAGTGTAACTGGTGGAGGCACAAGTGCTATTATAAATGTTGACGCCATTGGTAGAGGTAGTTTAACAAATTTTTATGTTGATAATGGTGGTTCAGGTTATGAAATTGGAGATGATGTTGTTTTTAATAACACAGATACGGGTGGTGGTTCAGCCGAGGCAAAAGTTTCAGTTGTTAACGGAGGTTTTACACAGGAAGAGTCAACATCAACCGAAGAAGATCATTTAGTTTTAGAAGATGAAACAACAAGAAGTGATCCTTACACAGGAAATAAATTAGTACAAGAATCAGGAACAGGCTCAGGTGACATTACAGACATTAGAATTGTTGACGCTGGTTCAAACTATCAATCATTACCAATTGTAACAGTTGATGATACAAATGGATCAAATGCTTCTGTTTTTGTTTATGGTACAGAAATAGGTAGAATACAAAGTTTAAAAATTGTTGAGTCAGGTGCTGAATATCAACAATCGCCATCGCCACCAAGTTTAACAGTAAGATCAAAAGTTTTAGTTTTAGGTAAATCAGGAGATTTTCAAAATACTGAAACAGTTACAGGAACAGGATTAGATTCATCATCAATTACGGCAACTGTAGTTTCTTTTGACAATGATAGAAATATATTAACTTTAAGTGATTCAACAGGAACATTTTTATCAGGTTCAACAATTACAGGTGATACAAGTGGTGCTACAGCTATCGTAAAAATTACTGACCCAGCTACAGCTACAGCAACTGTAGCCGCTACAGCTAACACAGCAGGTGCTTACATAAACCAAGATGGTCACGTTTCTGAAACTACAATGAGAATACAAGATAGTTTATACTACCAAGACTTTTCTTATGTTATCAAAGTTGGCCGTACAATTAATGACTGGAGAGATTCATTTAAGAAAACAATGCACTCGGCTGGTTTTTATTTTACAGGTCAAGTTAACTTACAAACACAAGTTTCTGCTCAAATACAAAGTATAACAGGTGTTAACACAGGTATTGATTACGAAGGTATAGCATTAATCATCAATACACTATTCTCTACAATATTTGGTAGACGATTAGGTACAACAACTGATGGTACAACTTTAAGACCTAATGCTCAATTAGGAATAGATCCAGACTTTACAGATAGTACAAGCGATCACTTTACACCAAATACAAGAGATTTGACATTAAATCAAATAGTAACAATTAAAATACCTTCAATTGCTAAAATTACTGTTAGAGGTGATGAATTAAAATATGGTTATGCTTATTGCGGACCTCGTATGAAAAACATTAATACATATTGGAGATTTTTAAGTGGTGGTGATAATCCACAAACTTCAAGTGTAGGTGGCACATTGGACTCAACGGTTTCAACAAATATATCACCTATGCAAATGGCCAATTGGGCTAATTTTAGACTGACTGGTTTAAATAGTACAGATTATGATGGAGAGCTAGTTCAATTTAGGGATATAACAACCCCTAACTTAAAAACTTACATAGCTTTTCCAACGGAAATTAAGGTAAGTTAAAAAAAGTTGTATAAATATAATTAAGATTAAGAGGAAAATATGCCAGCGATTATAACAAACAAATTTAGAATCCATAATCAGGAACAATTTGTTGAATCTTTTTCAGAAGCTTCACCAAACGTGTACTATATGGGTATTGGTAGACCACAAGCGTGGGCTACATCTACAAGAGGTGACAGTCGTACTCAATACGAAGGAACAGATACCACACCTTTAACACCAGTTGATTCAATTTCACAAGAATATCATATATTTGATGATATTTTAGCAGCTAAAAGAGTTACAACTTCAGACGTGTCAATAGTTATTCCAAGAAGAAACTGGACAAGTGGTACAGTTTATGATTATTACAGACACGATTATGGCCATTATGTAACAGGTTCTACTTCAAGTGTTGTAACAGCAGATAGTGGAGCAACTTCATTATTTGACGCTACTTTCTATGTAATGAATAGCACTTATGATGTTTACAAAGTTATTGATAATAACGGTGGTGCCGCTTCAACTGAAGAACCTACAAATACAGGTAATACAATTTTTGAAACTTCAGGAGACGGTTATAAGTGGAAATATATGTACAGTTTATCTGCTGCTCAACAAACAAATTTCTTATCAACAGATTTTATGGCTGTTGCTACAAACTCAACAGTTGCTGCTGCTAACACAGACGGCGCTATTGATTTAGTAAAAATTAAATCTGCTGGCTCAGGCGCTTCTTCAGGTGATGGTGACACAACTGGTATTGCTATCAAAGGTGATGGTTCAGGTGCTCAAGTTACAGTTACAATTTCATCTGGTGTTGTATCAGCAGTTACAGTTACAAGTGGTGGTTCAGGCTACACTTATGGTTACATTAGTAATGCTGATTTAGTTTCAGCAGGTATTACAGGTTTGTCAGGTGCTGAATTAGATGTAATTATAGGTCCAAAAGGTGGACACGGTGAAGACGCTATAAAAGAATTAGGTGGTTATTATGTAATGTTAAATACAAACTTTGAAGCTGGCGAAGATTCAAACACAGGTGACTTTACAACAGCAAATGATTTTAGACGTGTTGTTTTAATGAGAGATATTGAATCAGGCAATTCAGCCGCTACAGCAACAACTTTAAGAGGTACAAAAGCAATATTTTTATCAAGTGCTTCAGGTACTTTTACAGTTGATGAAGAAATCAATCAAGCAACAACAGGTGCTGTTGGTAAAGTTGTAGAACACGATACAACAAATAGTATTCTTTATTACATACAAACAAGATTTAATGATGAGGGATTAGATAGTAATGGTAACTTAACTGCTTTTTCTGGTACAAATACAATTACAGGTCAAAGTTCTAGTGTTACGGCTACACCTTCAAGTTCAACTACTACTGTAGATAATATTTCATTTACAAGTGGTTATAATTCTGGTGAGATTGATGAAGATACTGGTGATGTAATATATATTGAAAATAGATCACCAATAACAAGAGCTTCAGATCAAACCGAAAACGTTAAATTAATAATTGAATTTTAGAGGGAAATAAATGCCAAGTCCAACAGACTTTAACCTCTCGCCTTATTATGATGACTTTACCGAGTCAAAAAAGTTTCATAGAATACTTTATAGACCTGGTTTTGCTGTTCAAGCGAGAGAATTAACACAATCACAAAGTATATTACAAAATCAGATAGAGCGATCTGGTGACCACTTCTTTAAAAAAGGAGCGATGGTTATTCCAGGTGAGATTGCTTTTGATGTTAATTACTATGCTGTAAAATTATCAAGTATTGAAAGTGGTGTTTCTTTATCTTCTTTTAGTGGTATTGTTTTAACAGGAGGTACTTCAGGTGTAACTGCTGAAGTTGTAAATACGGTAGTTACAGATGGTACTGATCCTGATACTTTATATGTAAAATATACAAATTCAGGTACCTCAAATACAGCAACATCTTTTTCAGACGGAGAAACTTTAACAGGTACAGCTACAATTAGTGGCTCGCCTACATCAATTACTTGTGTTGTTGATACTACAGCAACAGGTTCAGCCGCTTCAATAGTTGCTGGTGTTTATTACATTAATGGATTTTATGTTTCTGTTGATGACCAAACAATTATACTTGACAAATATTCAAATACACCAAGTTATAGAGTTGGTGTTACAATTACCGAATCATATGTAACTCCTAATGATGACGCAAGTTTAAATGATAACGCTGCTGGTTCTTCAAACGCTAACGCTCCAGGAGCTCACAGATTTAAAATAGATTTAACATTAGCTAAAAAAACATTAACAACAACCGAAGATAATAACTTCATTGAATTATTAAGATTAGAAAATGGTATTAGACAAAACCACGTTAGAAGTACAGACTACAATATTTTAGAAGATAACTTAGCAAGAAGAACATTTGACGAATCAGGTGATTATTCAGTTAGAGAATACGATTTAGATATTAGAGAACATTTAATATCAGGAACAAATAGAGGTATCTACACCGCTTTAAATGGTGGTAGTGCTACTAAATTGGCTGCTGGTATCGGTCCTGGCAAATCATATGTTAAAGGTTATGAATTAGAAAATATCGGTACAACTTATGTTGATATTGATAAGGCTAGAGAATTTAATACTGAAAATAATTTCAATACAAGATTTGATTTAGGTAACTATGTTAATGTAACAAATGTTTATAATTCACCAGATATAGGATTTGTTTCAGGTGATGTTGAGGCGTTTAAGGCAGTTAATTTATATAAAACTGCTACGTCTTCACGTGGTACTGAACAATCAACTTCAGGTGTAAATGTACCTCAAATTGGTCGTGCTAAGTCCAGAGGTTTTGAATATGTTACAGGTACAG